TCGAGTCTCGCCGCAGGAACGGGCACTCGTAACCACGCACCTATTACGGTGGCTGCGGGCGAGTCGATCGTCGTGGCGACGATGTGGGAATCTGGTAGCATTGCCGGCGCATCTACAGGTGTGCCGACTGTTGCTGGACTGACATTCACTCAGCGTGGTACTGTCAACATTGGCGATGGTAACCACGTTGGTATCAAGATTTGGGTTTCTGATGCCGATGCTACTGGCGGTATTCGTACTGTTCAGATGTCGGGCAGTACTGGCAACTATGCTTCGCACGCTTGGGTTGACCCTGGTCCGATCATTGGCTTCAACGTTGCTCAGGTAGCCAGCGGACAGTCGACTAGCTATGCGCGACAGACTCCAAACGCTGCGCTCTACGAAGCAGTGGGTGACTGGTCTGCAGGGTCGATCGCTGGATTGACCTGGTTCGGCGGCGCTATAACGGAACAGGCGCAGCAGCACTCTTCAGGTACATATGTCTTCGGTTTGCTTGCTGACAGCGGTGCAGTTGGTACCTCTAGTCAGGGCGTGAGTGCGCCTTCGTTTACTACGCCTTCTATTATCGTTCTTGAAGTTGAGCGTGGAACAGGCGGCGGGACAACGCCTGTTAGTTCTGACCTGGATATCAGGTATGCAATAAATCAGCAAGTCAACAGTGATCTTGATCTGCGTTACAGGATTACCCAGCGAGTCAACAGTGATCTGGACCTGCGCTACGCCATCAAGGCGAGCATTACCAGTGACCTGGACCTTCGGTACCGGATCACTCAGCGAGTCAACAGTGATCTCGACCTGCGTTACGCTGTTCTTGTTCTCGGAACGAGCCAGGTTACTAGTGACCTGGATATCAGGTATGCGATTCGCAGTGCAGTAAGCTCCGACCTGGACCTGCGCTATCGCGTGGCCGCGCGGGTGTTCACAGACTTCGACCTGCGGTATGCGATACGCGCCGCCGTGTCGTCCGACGTGTCCCTCCTTTACGCCATCCGTAGCACCGTATCCTCCGACGTGGACCTTCGGTACCGGATCGCGCAACGATTGACGTCAGATCTCGATGTTCGCTATGCACTTAGAGCGATCATCAACAGTGACCTCGATCTGCGGTACGGCATTCGCAATACTGTTAGCAGTGACTTGGATATTCGATACGCTGTAGCGTCGTCGTTCATTTCAATCTTCAGCGACCTCGATCTTCGCTACAGAGTTTTCGGTCAGGTTGCTAGCAGCCTTGATCTGCGGTACGCCATTCGCAACGCGATCACTTCTGATCTGGACGTGCGGTATGCACTGCGCGCCTTGGTGAGCAGTGATCTTGACGTGCGCTACCGCATCGCGCAAAGACTCAGCAGCGATCTTGATCTGCGGTACGCAATTGCGCAGAGACTCAACAGTGATCTCGACGTTAGATATGGGATCACCTCCACGGTCAACAGCAACTTGGACTTGCGATACATCGTCAAGGCACTTGTTGCAAGTACACTCGACATTCGCTACGCGATTCAGTCCACACTGTTCATCGTCAACAGTGATCTGGACCTGCGCTATCAGATCATTGGACGCATCAGCAGTGACTTAGACCTGCGCTACAGAATTCGCAACTTGATAAACACTGATCTCGACCTGCGTTACGGGATCAGGAGTACAGTAACGACCGACCTTGATCTGCGTTACGCGATCCTCAGCCGGCTTGCAACTGACCTTGATCTGCGCTACAGGATCGCGCAGCTGATCTCGAGTGACTCTGATCTGCGGTGGCGCGTTAGGCAACTAGCCAGCAGTGACCTGGGCTTGCAGTACAAGATCATCGAGCGCATCGCCACGGACCTCAATATCAAGTGGCGGATCGGCAAGGGCACGCGCATCAAGTTCTGGGATGGGACTCAGTTCGTCGAGGCTAACAACATCAAGGTCTGGAACGGTACAGCGTGGCAGCCTGCCATCTGGAAGATGTGGGATGGAGTTGATTGGCTGTGACGGCTGGCCTCATCGAGATTGAGCTGGTTGGCGACACGACGCAAGTCGACATGATGCTCGCTTACCTCGACCGCATCCTGTCCCCCGCTGGCATGGGAGGCTTCCTTGGGCTCAACGTCGGACCCTATCTCCAGTCTCGTGCACGAGATAGGTTCCAGTCTGAAGGCGACGACGTTACAGGCCCTTGGGCTCCCCTCGCTCCAGACACTGTCGAGATTCGCCAGCGAATGGGCCAGATGGGGGATCACCCGATCAACCGTCGTACTGGCGAACTAGAAGACTACGTCACCCAAGGTCAGTTCCGAACTGTTGTCCACAGTCTTGGCGCTACGCTGACGTACCCGGGCAATACGCCATCTAGGCAGTCCATCAGGCAGAAGATGGAGACTGCACAACAGGGCCGCATTTCGCCGCCGACCGTACCTCGTCCCGTGTTGGGGATGAACGAGCGAGACCTTATGTATGTAGTAACTACATTGGCATTCTTCATCGAGAGAGGGGGAGGTCGGTTATGATCGATGCAAGCCAGACCGTCTTTCCGAACAACGTAGCCGATATCCTCTTCACGAGGTTCTCGGTCATCATCGACCCAGATACGGTAGACCCGAACCAGCGGGTGGCCGTGCTTCGTCGAGCACTTCGGCCGACTGACCCGAACCAGGCTGTCGGTATCTCGCCAGTTGACTGGATGCCGAACGAAGAGAGCAAGGAGATGATGGGTCAGGTTGTTCCAGGCCCATCAGAACCAACACTCCAAACGTACTTCTACAACATTCAGACGCTGGTCAAGGACACGGACGAGGTTCGTGGACTTGCTATCCACTCCATCCTGGGAACCCGTGCGCGGGCAATCCTGTACCGCGACATGCCACTCCGGGTAGGGTTGGCGTCGCTGCAGGTAGACCTCGATGGGGTCACGGAACAGCTCAAGAGGTACGGAGTGAGAGCACAACGGTACGTCAGCAACGAGCTGCAGGGAAACTTCCTGTACGTGTCCACCATCGAGTTCTGGGTAGAGACGGAGACGCGCTGATGCCCACCAGCGAGAAGGACTTCGACAAGAAGGTCACCAACCTCGACAAGCTCCGCGAGGAGCTGGCGTCGTTGCGGGCCCAGCGCGAGGAAGCGGAACGTGCGGGAGCGGAGACCTTCCGGCACGCCGAGCTGGACCGCGAGGCCGCGATGCTGCAGGCCGAGATCGCTCGCGAGCGTGGTCTCCTGAAGGCGGTCGAGGATCGCAACGCGCAGAACCTCGACACCGCCAAGCAGGCGATGGAACGCGCTGAGGTCTCGATCCAGGCCGAGAAGGAGCGCGCCAGCGCCGAGGTCGAACAGAAGAAGGCAGCGGCACAGGCCGAGAAGGACGCGGCCGCGGCCGCCAAGGCAGCGGCCGACGAGGCCGCCGGGAAGGGAAACTGACCGATGGGTTTCTCCTCGCAGTCCGGTCAGGTCATCTTCCGCACGCAGGCCGTGCAGGGGACCTACAACGCGGACACCGGCACGGCTGGTGTCGCCGTCAAGACGCGCGGCGGCTCGCTCGGGCCGAACCGGGAGCTGATGATCCCGGACCCCGAGATCGGCGGCGGTCGCGACGTTCCTGACGCCAGCCTGGGTGCTGTCTCCTGGGGTGGCGACTACGACTTCTACGCCAGGCTCGACTCGCTGCCGACGCTGATCAAGGGTGCTGTCAACGGCAACACGACGGTCACCACCACCGGCGTCAGTACGCACACCATCGCCGCAGCCGACGTGGCACCGCCGTACCTCTCGATCGAAGAGAACATCGGCGGATCGCTCGAGACGTTCAACTACACCGACTGCGTCGTCAACACGCTGCACCTCGAGGCCGATGCCAACGGCTACCTCATGGGGACCGTCGGCATCATCGCGGCCAAGCAGATCGCTGGCGCGACCAAGACGGCGACGCCGGTCTGGGACAACTCGCCACTGATCGTCGGTACCAACGTCACGATCACGTACAACGCGGTCAGCCTGCCCGCGAAGAACTTCAGCTTCGACATCAACAACAACTACGAGGACGACGACTTCCGGCTCGGCTCGTTCTACATCGGCGACCTGACCCCGAAGCGTCGCGAGGTCACCGCGTCGTTCGGCATCCGCGAGTCCTCGTCGGCGCTGTGGCGGCAGGCGGTCTACGGTACCTCGGGTGCGACGGCGCCGGGCGGTCTGACCACCAAGAGCCAGCTGGTCATCACCTGCACCGCGTACGAGGACATCCCCTCCGGTACGCCAGCGACCAAGTACTCGCTCACCATCACCATCCCGAGCTTCGGTCTCTCGCCGTACTCGCTCGACGTCAGCGGCGACGACGTAATCGAGTCGGACATCGACGGCCAGGCCCTGCGGCCGAACCCGGCGACTCCGATCTTCACGGCCGTGGTCAAGGACGGCAAGGCCACGCTCGCCTGATCTCCCGAGGGCCCGCTCACCCCGACGAGTGGGCCCTCGGGCTTGTCCCTGAAAGGACACTCATGACGTACCCGGAGCTGCTCGGTCGTAAGCAGAACCACGACCCGCTGAGCTGGAACTATCCTGCTCGCATGGTGACGCCAGAGTTCTCCTTCGGTGCACTCAAGCCCCAGGTCAGGCTCAAGCGCAACGTCGGGCCGTACGAGCAGCGCGTCGGCGACTGCGTACTCAACACCTCCTTCGGCATCATGTCAACGAAGCCGAACACGCACCGCTACAAGTCTCAGCGGACGATGGAGAAGTGGTACGAGCGCGTCACCGGCGAGGACATCTGGCCGGGCCAGTGGTTCAGGGACGGTCGCGCTGGTAGCGACGACACTGGTACTGATATGAACAGCGCGGCGAAGTCGCTACGCGACGGCGGGCTGCTCACAAGGTGGGAGCACATCTTCACCGGCGTACAGGGTGTGCTGCAGGCACTCAACGCCGGCCAGCCAGTGGGTACGGGCTGCATCTGGAAATACGGCATGTTCAGACCGGACATGAACGGTCGAGTTCGTGTCAACCAGACGGACGAGACCGCCGGCGGGCACGAGTGGGAGTGGGTCGGCTACGACCTGAACGATCGAGTCTTGTGGGGCTGCAACTCGTGGGGGCTCGACTGGGCGGACGACGGCTACTTCTGCATGGACCTCGACGACTACGACTGGCTGGTCCACCAGGGCGGAGACGCCACGGTGCTGTACCCCGTCAACTCGGTCCGTGCGAAGCTGAACTTCTGGCTGGCTGCCTGATGGAGGCCGTCGTCAACGTCCGCTGGATGGACGGCTATCTCGAGATGTTCGAGGTGCACGAAGTCAGGGCTGGTGCTCACCTGCTCTGGATGCGTCTCGCGAACGGTGCGAACAGACACATACCGCTCACGAGCGTCAGGTGGTTCTCGGTGTCACCCGAGAGCCACGAGATCAGAGACCCCAGCCAACTGGTCGGGGCGAAGAAACGTCCTAGAAAGGGACACAAGTGACCGAGATGCCGATGGACCCGGACGACCGCCTGCCGACCGGCGCTCCGCTCGATCCCGAAGAGGGCGTGCAGCCCGCGTTCGAGGACTACTGGGGCTTCGAGGAGAAGGAGATCTTCCAGCTCCCCGACAAGAAGCAGTACATCGAGTTCCAGCGCATGAACGAGGGCCAGCGCAAGCAGTTCCAGAAGGACACGCGCACCGACGTGCTCGTCAAGCGCAACACCGGCGATACCCACCTCAAGGTGGACCCCGCCGAGGAGCGGCACGCGCTCATCGTCTCGTCCGTCACCGGCTGGCACATGTTCCGCCGGAACAAGCGGACCGGCGAGCCGGAGCCGGTGGCGTTCAGCAAGGGCAGCCCGGGCGCCAACCTGGAGCAGTGGCTCAGCGTCGCCAACCCGAAGATCGTGGACCAGCTCGAGAGGGCGATCCGGCGGGCGAACCCCTGGCTGCTGCAGGAGGCCACGTCCAGCGAAATCCAGGAGCAGATCGACGATCTGCAGGAGCAGCTCAAGGCTGCGCTGGAGCGTGAGGCGGGGGAAGGCGTTTCCACCAGCAAGTAGACAGTTGGGTCCAGGGTAACGTCGTAGAGAACGCTGACGACGCGATCCGCACTTTCGAGCTATGCTCGGCGATGAAGTGGGCCCACCTGCCGGTCGCTGGTGGTCTGTACGATCAGGACCCCGAACTTCTACGCAAGTTCGCAATCATCTTTGCCGCGCAGGCGAGGTACGAAGCCGAACAGCGGCGTAAGGAAGAGTTGAAGAGTCGGCGCGGTCGAAGCCGAGTCGCCGGTCGGTAGGGTGGACGCGATCAATCCTTGCGGTGCGTCCGCGTCCACCCTACGCTCCACTCTGTCGGGCACAGCGGAGGCCCAAGATGACCCTGTAAGGTCCTAGCCTTAGGCGGGCTCTTGAACGCCTACATGAACATCACTGTTCGTGTACTGTCTCGGCAGGCACAAGCCCAGCTGGCGGCTGTCCAAACGCAGATGCGTGGGGTCAACGCGGCGACGGCTGCTGGTGCTGCTGGTGCCACGGCGTTCAGCGGAGCGCTCAACGACAAGCGTCTGATGCGGTGGGGCAACCAGCTGCAGTGGACTGGTCGTCAGCTGCAGTACAACTGGACCTTGCCGCTGGCCATCGCAGCAGGTGCAGCAGGGAAGTGGGCTCTCGACAACGAGAAAGCCTTCACAAAGGTCGCCAAGGTGTACGGCGACTTCAGCATGTCCACGCAGACAGTTAAGAACGAGCTGCATGCGCTGGAGGGTGCATTCGAGGCGCTAAGCAACCGCTTCGGCATCCAGCAGAAGGAAGTCATTGAGGTTGGTGCGGCCTGGGCAGCCGCAGGTGCGTCGGGTATCGGTCTTGCGAAGAGCACTGAGACAACCCTGCGTGCGATGATCCTGGGTGAGATGGACTCGGTCAAGGCGACCCAGGCCATGATCTCTATCCAGGCGCAGTACCAGTTCAGCTCGGCGCAGTTGTCCGACACGCTGGCTCAGCTGAACATCATCGAGAACCAGACGGGCATCAGCCTGGCTGGCCTGATCGAAGGCTTCTCCCGTGCGTCAGGTACTGCGAGATCTGCGGGCGTTGATACGCGCCATCTCGGCGCGATGCTCGCAGCAATCACTCCTGCGGCCGGTACAGCTGCGCAAGCAGGTAACGCGCTCAAGACGATGATCTCCCGCCTCATGAGCCCGACCAAGGAAGCGGTCGAGGTTCTGGGGCTCATGGGAGTCAACACGGCGGACTTGGCTTGGAAGAGCCTGAATGCCAGCCAGCGTCTCGAACTCATGTCGAAGAAGTTCGCGAATCTCGACGATGCACAGAAGGCCGTCGTCTCGTCGACCATCGCCTCGCGCTGGCAGATCAACAAGTTCGACGTGCTCATGCGGGAGATGACCAGCACAACCGGCTTCTACCAGCGGGCCCTCGACGCAACCGCCGACCGGACGCTGTACCTCAAGCAGGCACAGAAGGAGCTTGACACCGTCCTGAACTCCAGTCCGCAGCGGCTGAAGATCATCTGGACGATCCTTCAGAACGGTGCAGCGGACATCGTCCAGCCGATGATCCCGCTGTTCCTCGCGCTCGCCAATTCCGTCAAGGCGGCCGTCCAGTGGTTCAGCAACCTTGACCCCGGCTTGCAGAAGCTGATTCTCGCCTTCGCGGTGTTGGTCGCAGCCATCGGACCAGTGACTCGGTACATCGGCTCGCTGATCACACTGTTTGGCACGCTGGGTCTCGGCTTCGTGCGCGTGGCTGGCGCGGTCGGCATGGCCGCTCGCTTCATGGGCTCCTTCCTTCTACTGCCGTTCCAGGCAGCAGGTACGGCCATCGCCTTCATGGGTGGCCAGATGATCCGTGTGGCGGTAGCGTCGGTGCCGCTGATGGGCAGAGCGCTCATGGTGCTCGCCACTGGTCCGATGTTCACGCTGCGCTACACCTGGGCGGCGGTCGTCGGGGCAGTGACGCTGGGCATGCGAGCGATGCTCGCGTCTGTAGTTCGGGGGATGGCTGCGCTTGGTGCTGCGATGCTCGGACCGTGGGGCATCGCCATCGCCGCTGTCATCGGACTCACTTACGCTTTCCGCAACCAGATCGGACAAATCTGGAAGAACGTTGTTGAGTACTTCCAGAGCGGCGGCGGTGCGCTGGCGGCTGCGTTCTCGCCGGTCGTGCAGTTCTTCCAGCGCGCGGTCGGTGCCATCGAGCAGGCCTTCTACCGGTTGCCCGAGGGTGTCCAGAACGCGATCCTCGCCGTCGTTCGTGTAGTCGCGTCTGCTGCTCAGCAGGTCTACGAGTGGCTCTCATACCTGAACCCGTTCGCACGTCACTCGCCTTCACTGGTTGACTCGGTGAAGGCTGGTATGCGTATCATCAAGGACGAGTTCGGCGACATCAAGGTCATCAGCGGTCCGCTCGACGCAGCTAAGGCCAAGCTCAAGTCCATGCAAGCTGCGATCGACGCGCAAGAAAACGTCGTCCAGGCATGGAAGGGGCGGATGGATGAAGCCGCCGACCACCTGCGAGACCTCGAGAAGGTCCTCGACACGCTACAGGCGCGCCTTACGGCAGTTAGTGATCAGCTCGACGCAGCCAAACAGCGCATCCAGGACTTCGCCAACACTCCCATCGCTGGAATGCGGGCGATGGAAGACCAGATCTTCGCTAACGAGCAGGCTCAGAAGCGCCTCCGTCTCGAGATCCTCAAGATGGAGCAGGCCGGACACTCTGTCCAAGACGTTACCGACCGGCTTGCCAAGCTTCAAGCAGGTATCGAGCTTGCCCGCGGAACGCAGAATGATCTTCGCGCTGCAGGTGCTGGATCAGATATTACCGGAGTCTACCAGAAGCAGATCAACCAGCTCGAAGCTCAGCAGAGGGTCATCGTCAAGACAGGTGACCCGATCACGAAGCTCCAGCAAGAACTCGAGAAGCTCCAGCGAACGGGGGAAATCCTCGACCTCGAGAAGTCGCTGAAGTTCGATCCGCTCACTCGACAGATCGATCAGCTTGCGAACGGGATGAAGGAACTTCCGTTCAGTCAGATCATCGCTGGCATCAAGTCGAACCAGGCTGAAGTCACCAGACTGCAGGCTGCGTACGACAAGGCGAAGGCTGCGGTCGATCGACAGAAGGCTGCTGTCGATGCGTACAAGGTTGTTCAGGAGCGGATCAACGAGGCGCACGAACGCGAAGTTCGCAAGCTCGATGCGCTGCGTGATGCGTACCAGAAGTACAGCGATCAGATTCGCGAAGCCGAGCAGGCACTCAACGATCTCGAGGGCACGCTCAACAAGCGTGCCCGCGCAGCCAAGGCGAAGAAGGCCAAGCAGAACGAGCTGTCTCCTGGTGCACAGAACTTCCTCGATGCAGCCGGTGGCAACTTCCCCGAGGTCGGCGGCACCACCGGCATCGGTCGTGAGATGCCCAACATCAAGGATCAGTCCGCACTCATCGACAAGTTCACGCAGGACTTGGCGAAGCAGACCGGTGACATGTTTGGCCAGTTCGACCTGTTCAAGCCGATCAGAGACGGGTGGAATAAGACCTGGGCCTGGATCACGACGAACATTGGCCCTGTTGTCAAGGGTGTTATTGACTTCTTCCGGGCGGCATTCAGCAACGTTGCCAACCCGTTCAGTGGCCTGACAAACCAGACCAAGTCCTTCCTCGACAACTTCAAGGGCTTGTGGCACACCTTCACCGGGTGGCTCGGCCACGTCTGGGACCTCGTTGGCCCGCTCATCAAGGGCAGTCTCGACAGCATCTGGCAAGGACTCAAGGGCTTCTGGAAGCAGGTTGGCCCCGAGCTTGTCAGGTTCAAGGAGATTCTGCAGCCGGTTGGCGATGCCATCAAGAAGCTGTGGTTCGCCATTAAGCCTGTGATTGGTCTGTTCCTCGTCGGTATTGGGCTCATTGTCAGCGTTGTCTGGAACATGCTGAACGGTGCGATTCGCCCCGTCTTCGAGATGCTTGGCGGTATCATCGCCGGCGTCCTGAAGGTGGTCGTCGGTCTCATCAAGATCTTCGCAGCGCTCATCACGGGTGACTGGAAGGGACTGTGGGATGGAGTTCGAGACGTAGTCACGGGCGTTTGGAAGATCATCTCGGCAATCTTCGTCAACGCTTTCAAGATCATCGGCGGTCTCATCAAGGGATTCGTCAAGGGCATTGTTGACTGGTTCAAGTGGCTCTGGAACATGCTTGTTGGCCACTCGATCGTACCTGACATGATCAAGGCGATCGTTGACTGGTTCAAGCGCATGCCGAAGATGGTACTCGATGCCGTCATCGTGCTCGTTAAGGCGCTTGGCAAGTGGGCGTACGACAGCCTCAACAACGCTTGGAACAACTTCAGAAACCGCTGGAACGCAACGATCGCCTGGGCGAAGGGACTGCCCAGCAACTTCTACGCGACGGTTGCAGTTCTCATCACCAAGCTTGGTAAGTGGGCCTACGACGGCCTGATGAACGCTTGGAACAACTTCAAGAACCGTTGGTCTGCGACGATTAGCTGGGCTAAGGGACTGCCCACTAGCTTCTACAACTCGGTTGCAGGACTCATCGGTAAGCTCGGCACGCTTGGTCGCGATGCGTTCAACAACTTCTACAACAGCATGCGGGCGATCTGGAGCAATAACATCTCGCCTTGGTTCAGCCGTCTCCCGGGTGCAGCCGGAAAGGCATTGTCGGGAATCGGCGGTGCAGTTGCAGGTGCAGTCAGGGGCGCAGTCAAGGGCGCCTTCGACTGGATGAACAAGAACGTCATCGGCAACATCAACAAGGTTGTTAAGCCATTCGGCGTGACCATTCCGAGTCTGCCGCACTTCGCTAAGGGCGGTGTGATTCCTGGCCAGGAGACACGCAAGGACAGCGTGCTCATTGCCGCGAGGCCTGGCGAGGGTATCCTGATCCCCGAAGCTGTGCGTGGACTGGGCGGCAAGCAGGGCATCGAGTTCCTCAACAAGATGTTCCGTCGCGGCCACCCAGCGGCGGGCTTCGAGCAGATGCAAGACCCGTATCAGCACTTCGATCTCGGTGGCGTTGTCAGTGGCGGCTTGAAGGCAGCGGCTGGCGTGGCAAGCAGCATCAAGAGCCACATCGAGGACTGGATCGCGCAGGGCGCTGGATTCGCGCTAGATCACTTGCTGGCCCCGGTCGGTGGCGCCATCCGAGGCGTCATGCCAAACGGCTTCGCAGAGGACTTCATCGCTGGCGTCATCAGCAAGTGGCGCGCGGCAGCCCGCGCGTGGGGCGACAAGACGGAAGCAGCCGGCTTCGGTGGTATCAGCCTGGGCACCGGCAGCTTCGGAACGAGTACGATCCTATCCGTCAAGCGGTGGATCGCCGAACAGCTAGGCGAGCCGTACGTGTGGGGCGCCACAGGTCCGAACAGCTGGGACTGCTCGGGCTTGGTGGGTGCGGTCTACGGCTTGCTGCGAGGGATTGCAGGAGCGGGCAATGGCGCGCGGTTCTTCACAACGGGTAGCATCAGCACTGCAGTACCTGGCCTCAAGGCCGGGATGGGTCCAGGTCTTAACATTGGTGTTACTGCAGGCACCGGCCACATGGCTGGTAACCTTGCGGGTCTTCCGTTCGAGGCGACGCCGCCACGAGTCCGCATCGGTAGCAGTGCGGCTCCCGTAATCCGCTTCGCTCGCAAGTACCACATGGACGGTGGCCCGACGATTTCAGCATCGGGGTCTCGAGGACGCGCATTCGACTCGGGTGGCATCCTTCCTCCGGGGTATACCCTCGCCTGGAACGGCACTGGCCGAAAGGAGCTTGTGCTAACCCCCCAAATGGTCGCCGCCATATCGCGAGCCCTAGGCGGTGGCACCGGCGGGTCAAAGTCTGCCGGTGGGCGCCACATGGGCCGCGTGCTTGGCGCGGCATGGGGCCGGGCCGACGCAGCCGGGGGAGCCGCGACGTGGGGTGGTAGGGTCAGCGGAGAGACGCACCTGCACTTCCACGGGGACTTGAGCTTCCCGAACATCAAGAAGTCTGGTGACGCAAGCGAGTTCATCAAGAACCTGGAAGCGATGGCGAACGACTAATGGGCGTTGTAGTCAGAACGACAGGGTTCGGCAGCTCTTCGGCAGGTGGCCAGCAGGCTCAGCCGATGGGCAAGCGCGCAACCTTCGTGCTGTCTGATGGAACGCGCATCGTCATTGTCTGTGACCCAAACCAGGTCAACATCTCTGGTGACGGTGGTGACAACACTGGTGTTGCCAAGTTCTACGTGTACTCCAGCAGCAACCAGGGCGCAACCTGGACACTGCGTGCGACCGTTACGCCGACAGCGGCGGTGCTCAATCAGCGCAGTACTTGGTGTGCAGCGGTCGGAACTAACAACAACCTGCACATCGCCTGGCGTACGACCGCTGGCGGCATCGCGTACCGTCGACTGACCTGGGCGTCCGGACCTTCGTACTCGGTGCAGGCCGAAGAGACGGTACTGTCAGGGTTCCCAACGAATGGTAACACTGGTTACGTCCGACGCATGGACATGGACGTCTGCGGTTCAGGCGACAATGCCATCATCGTGGCTTACTGCGCACTGACCGCCAGCGCTACCTTGTCGAACCGGCGTTGTGAGCTGAGAGCCTTCACTCGCACCTCGACTCCATCCTGGGTGGCCGCGCCCACTACCATCTTTGTTGTTGCCGGTTCGTGGTACTACCTCGGCAGTGAAGATGTGACCTGCGCCGCCGACAAGGCTGGTCCAGATGGCTCGAACAACATCACTGTCATGGCAGCTGTTTCTCGAAAGAGAAACGATGGTGCTGACCTCGGTGCTGTTCTGTTTCGGATTGCGACTAACACTGCCACTGGTACTGCGACAGTTACCTTCATAACGCCGACTGTTGCAACTAACTTCGGCTTTGCTTATGGAAACAGCGGCGGAGCAATTCTCCTGAACTTGTACAGCACCGCCAACGGCGAGTGGACCATGCTCATTGGTC